GACGCAGGAATCATCTACGATGATAAAGTGACTACCAAAATGGTTTGGTCTAAAGTTGTTGCTGTCGGTAATGCCATCACAGAAGACATTAAAGTCGGTGATCGCATTTTATGGGATATCACCAAGATTAAAGGAATCCATAATGGATATGATGTAGTACATCAAGATTCTCTTTATATGGTTTCTAGGGATTGACATTATACCTAAATATGATATAATGGAGTCTCAAGTATGCCAAAAGAAATCAATAGATCCGAATTAGTCTTTATTCAAGTAACCAGAGATGGTCGTTGTATTGACATGCTTTTGCCTATGAAAGAGATAGAAAAAGCAACATCAAGAGCAATTGATCCTAAGAATAAGGACTTGATTCCTGATACATGTTGCACATGTTGGCCTATTGAAAAACCCCCAAGTTGTACATTTTGGGATCGTCTATTGTTAAAGTGTCCGAAATAACCAAGGAGTATATCATGAGCGTGAAGATTGTTCGTTTGACTAGCGGAGAAGAAATTATTTCAAATATTACCGATAACGGAGAGACTATTACTCTCAAGGATGCATCGGTACTGATCCCATCACCAGAAGGTAAACTGCTTCTAGCGCGATGGTTGCCATACGCAGATACCAAGGAAGGCATTACGCTGGAGAAGCGTCATCTCGTCTTTACCATTGATCCTCAGAAGGAACTTGCCGATCATTACACAAATGTTGTAGTTAACGGACTTGTAATTCCTGGTAAGAAGATTATTGATCCTCTTGCAGGATCGGGTCTTAGACTTACAGTCTAAAGCTTGACAAGTAGTGGTTCTTATGGTATAATAGGAACATATTCCTGTAACTCAGTTGGATAGAGTAACGGATTTCTAATCCGTTTGTCGGAGGTTCGAGTCCTCCCAGGAATGTTTATTATGAACAAACACAATACATTAATTCATAGAGTTTCAAATCAACTCTTGTGGGAACTCAGGATCAGAGGCAATAAATGGGAGTGGTATCCATCTCACCATCGTGCGGTGAACAATTATTATTATTTCAAATTGAAAGGAAATAAAATCATGAAGAATCGTAGTGTTATTATCGGACTTGCATTTGTAGGACTCGCAACGCAAGTATTCCCTCTAATTTGTGCAGGTGCGCTCAAGCAGAATTACATTGAGGCATTCAATGCTGCTTCAGTTATCACTCTCTTCTGTGCATTCATTCTCAGTATGTGGTCACAACCATGCACAAAGGATAAGGATTATGAGCGCGATGCAATTCGTCGTGACTTCGATGCAGTCTATCGTCACATCGACGATAGTGCGCGGGATCTTCGCGATGATATTCGTGATTCTGAGTCTAACAAGTGCTGCAAGATGCCTTCTGGAAAGAAGTGATTCTATAAATATGGGTACATGCTAAAAGCAACATATACTTACTCATTCATTGAGTTAAGTGGTAATCCCAAAAGATTTATAGAATCAAAACTTGAGTGTTCGATCAAGGGTTACGGTGTCTCAACAGATGCCGTAACCCTTTGTGTTTTATATGAATCTATAGATGCTTTTAATACTATCAACAAAACAATGCTGGATAAGTTTAAACTTACTCCAATTAATATTAAGATGATTTAGAATGGTCTTCCGTAGAAACTATTCGTTATGTTACCGCTTTTATTGATTACACCAGAAATTTTTGACGACATATTCATTGAAGCAGCAATTGCACCTGTCGTTTGTATAAGAGTGTCATTGAAACTTCTTTGTGTTGCGGTATCTGTTTCGGGTGTGGCGCAGAATCTATTCAGAGTTATTTCTGACACAATTCCCCGTGATGGACTTGATCTAAATCTACATTGGGATATTGTGTGATTATCAGCGCAAGATATAACTACACCATTAAAATATTGAACACACGCTCCAGTTATTGTTTCTGTCACATTTGGTGGAGCAACAAATGGATCAATCACAGGCAGATATATGTCTATCTTTGTCTTTGAATTTGTAAGATCTACAGGGTCTAGATCTTTGTCTACAACAATATATTCATTTCCATCTGAATCTGTATTGATGTCCAACACTTTAACTTGTGATGAAACATCTGTTATCTTGATATAATCTCCAGCTCTAATACCAAGATAATTAAATGAATTCTTTGTGTTTTTACCAAGTTTATTTTTAATTATTGTTTTTATTTCTATTGGAGTGGATACTGTCTTTGCAATAATGTATGGAATTTCATCAAATCTGGTTTTATCATATCTGTTTATTGTGGGGGATAATGATTCCACTGATGTTACATCTGCTTCAATTATTCCATTGTAATAACTGCGAAATACATAATCGCCGCCAAGATCGGCTGTTGAATTTGAATTCGTATCAGTGTATGTGCCATTGAATAAAGTCAATCCAGTACCAGTTTGAATCTGAGAAAAATACTCCTCAATTTTTGTCGGTATATCTGGATTTGTCTGATTTGAATAATCAATCAAACATTTTGTATTATTTGAATAATACACAATTGATGGAGTGGAAACTATTCCCCGATTAATGGATGCTGTATCTTGCTTTGATTTCTCAATGACCAAACCATAAAGAACACCTTCACGAACAAAGACTAATTTCTCTTTGTTATTTTGTTTTGCTGAAGTAGTTGTTGATCTATATGATCTCATTAGGTTCCGATATAAACGAGTGTAGCAGTTCCAGTAGCAGTTCTAGCAAACAATGATCCCAGAGTAGAGACTTCAAGATAAATTGATTCACCTGGACTTAAGATATAACCAGTTGTAGATGATACGGTTACTGAACTTCCAATGTAGACATCGACAGAATTGTTATTAGGTGATTTCACAGTAACGCCAGTTCTAAGACTATTGGTTCCCATGATTGCTGGAGATGTAGTTATAGACTTCTGACCGTGTACAATCTTGCTTGGTCTGTTGATTGAATTTACTACAACCTTAGCACCATTTCCAGAGGAGTTTATCAGATTTAATATATCAAGAGCATATCCAGCATTTGTGGCAACAGCACCGATATTTGTCTTCAATGAATCTATTTCTGCAATTAGATCATCGTCATTGATTGATACAGTGCCAGATATTCCAACGGGAACAGCTGTAAATGCTCCAATTTCTACAGCACCCCCAGCAAGACTACCTTTGATTGTCAGAGGATTTCCTGTACCAGTGAATCCTTGTATTTGTAGTGGACCTTCAGAATTTGTTACACCCGTTGTTGCAGATACTGTAACACTGAAGGTGAATCCTGAATTTACTACAGCAACCTTTAGGGCATCTCCAGACATTCCTATTGCCGAATTTCCAGAGTAAATGTTTGTGTGAATCCATGTAGATCCAGCTGGACCAAATACAGATATTGAATTGGTTCCTGCTGCCAAAGCAAGACCACCACTTATACCAACATTTCCAAAAACACTGATGCTGTCGGTTGTGGAAGATAGTCTTCTACCACCAGTTACGGCAATTGCTGTTGCACCACTGATACCATATATTGAAACTTGATTTATAATACTGACAACACCAGTAACACCAACTGCAACACCATTAGCGACACCCTGGATTGAACCTGTAATTGCTACTGGGGCATCTGTGGTGAAGGTTGAACCTCTAATTATAAGTGGTATTGTTGGATTTGTTCTAACAAAGAAATCTCCAGTTCCAGTTATTGTTCCACTGATTGGAAGTGTTGAACCAGTTATGCCATAAATCTGAATTGGCATTGGGTAGGCTTCGGAAACACGATATGTGTTACTAGCATCGCCCCAAGTTAATTTGGAAATTTGAGCATGTGATGAAGTAAATCCATCTCCACTTGTACCGTAGTCGGTGGCAATTACTGCTGTACCAGTAGCAATTGTTATTTCAATGTTGTCTGCGGAATACCCTGATGGAGTTGGCATATCTAAATCCTTTTATAATTATATATACTAACGCTTGACTATTATTTTTTATAGGATATACTAATCAACATGATATTCAAAGTAACCAAAGAAGATTTCTCAAAACGAATTGAGAATTATGTACTAGAAACAAATTCTTCATATATTGATGCGGTTGTTCATTATTTTGAAGAATATTGTTACGACTTTTCCCTTGCTCCAAAACTTTTAACTCAACCGTTATTGGAAAAGTTAGAACAGGAAGGAAGAGAATTAAACCTTTTACCAAAGGTTAAAAACAAACTACCCTTTGCTTGACATTGGGTATATTTATGGTATAATACAGAAGTGGGGAGTTCCCACCTAGTAATTTAGTCCAAGGTAGATCCTTGGGGAAAGTTAGGTTATATGGGTTTTAATGATCTGAAGAAGAAGTCTAAGTCTGGTATTGATGAACTAATTAAGAAGATGGATGACCAGACAAAGGCGAAGGACGGGTTTAAGGATGATCGGTTGTGGAGGCCAGAACAGGATAAGTCGGGTAACGGATTTGCAATCATTCGTTTTCTTCCGACAGCAGATGGTGAAGATGTTCCTTGGGCAAAGGTTTACAACCATGCATTTCAAGGACCAGGTGGATGGTACATTGAGAATTCTCTGACAACTATTGGTCAGAAGGATCCAGTTGGTGAACTGAATAACCAACTTTGGAACTCGGGTCTTGAGTCGGATAAGGATCTCGCGCGTGTTCGTAAGCGCAAGTTGACTTATATCTCAAATGTTTATATTGTATCGGATCCATCAAATCCTCAGAATGAGGGTAAGGTGTTTCTTTACAAGTATGGTGTCAAGATTTACGAGAAGATTCAGGAAGCGATGAAACCTGAATTTAATGATGAAGAACCAATCAATCCGTTTGATTTCTGGAAGGGTGCAAATTTCCGAATCAAGATCCGTAAGGTCGGTGGATTCACAAATTACGACAAGTCTGAGTTTGATTCTCAGTCAGTCCTGTTTGATGATGATGCCAAGTTGGAGAAGATTTGGAAGTCGGAGTATCCTCTGCTTCCATTCCTTGATGCTTCAAACTTTAAGTCGTATGACGAACTTAAGACAAGAATGCAAGAAGTCCTTGGTGGCGATGTTCGTGCTACAGCACCCAACGCGACCAAGACTGCGGAGGATGTGGCAGAGGAGATGGTTGAGAAGAAACCCTCTCTGAAGTCAAAGAAACCTGTTGAACAGGATGTAGATGACGAGTCTGATGCTCTGAGTTATTTTCAGAAGCTTGCAGAAAACTAAGCACATTTTTCTCCATTATCCTATAACAACCCTCCAACTAGGAGGGTTGTTTTTATTTGTAAAAAAATAATGAGGATCTGGTACTTCATTTATATGATCAATTTCTCTTGGTTGGTTCTTTGCGGTATACGATCCCATTTCAGTGTCTTGAAATAATGGTTGTGTTCCCTCAATAAAATCTTCTTCTTGAATTTGTTGGAGATTATCCGCAGCTACCATTTGTTCAATTCTCTCGTAATCTCTTTTAGATTCTTGTCTAGACGCAGATGCAGTTTGAGTTAAAAGTTCATTCAGATTCTGAGTTGTTGATTGATTCATCGTAGAATTATCAATCATTACATTTCCACCCTGAATTGTCGTATTGGTCGTTTTGTCTATTGAGCTCTGTGGCGACATATTTGATATAGTTGAATTCATATTCATAGAAACATTTGAAATATTTTTTAATACTTCATACCTTTCTGCCACTTGGGGATTTCTATCCTTAAGCGGAGATTGGGTGTATGTATATTTTCCTTGAGTTGGTACAGTGAATGTTTCCAATTTCAATGCATTGAAAGGTTTTGGACTTGAAGCATCGGAAAAACTCATATTACTGCGTGCTTCAAACTTGGTTTTTTCATTCTCCCTTTCAAGATAATTGAAATGACTAATATAGTTACCTGAAGTATCGTAATGCTCCCTGCCTGAGTTTTTTTTTATTGTTTCTGGAGAAGTACTCGATAAGGCATTATGAACTACTGACTTTGCTTTGGTTTCAATATTCCTAGCACCACCTCCACCTCCAGCGACATTCACATTCAAATTGAAATTATTGACAACATTGCCTGGGTCTGCTGTAGAAGTATCAGTAATAGGACTTGGTAGTGTGACATAGTTTTCGGGAACAGTATTCTCAAGCGAAAGAATCCCCGCTCCTAGAGTAGTTCCCAATGCTTCATTAGCTAGTTCTCTTTTATTATCTTCCATAGATTTCTGCTCTCGACTGCATAGTCTTAAGATTTTGTTCTTCTATATACTGCCTCATTTGGTCCACATATATGTCTCGTTCCCAGGGTATCATGCTTTCGATTTCCGCTAGGTTTTGTTTTTGAACATACATCAGATTAAAGTTCATCTGTAGAATATTGTTCAAATTTGTGTGGCTGAGGCTTATTGAAAAAAATCTCGGAGTCCCTTTAACATTAGAACTCTGTCTGTTCCATCTGAGGTTGTATATTTTACTTCGGTTTCCAAACGGGGACTTGTCTTGAAGAAGTCAATTAATTTTTTGTATTGTGCTGATGTCAGAAGTTCTACAAATTCTTTTAGGTACTCTTGCGATACTGTTGATGCTTCTATTAATTCGTTCGGAGTTTGAATAGAGTAAATGGAATCAATCAATAGATCAAAATAGTCCAAATCTTTATTTTTGTTATTAATTAAAGATTCAAGAGATGGGTATTTCATCTTGACTAATATTTCGTTGGATATTTTGAATTCATTTGAGTGGAATGCTTCAAAGATAGGTTCAATTTCATCTATATTGAGGTTTATTTTTATGGATTCTTTGGTTTCTGGACATATTATTACTGGTTCAACGACTTCACCTACCGACTTACTTCTAAGTTTAAGAAAAAAGTATTCAATATCAAACAGAGGAAGTTTCTTTGATGGTGTTGGCAAGTCAAAGCAATTGTCTATAATGTCAGCAAGAGTGCTTAAAAAATCCTCATAGGAACCTGTCTGATTTGCTATGAGTAATGTTTTCTCTTCTTTCACTGTGAATGGTTTGAATGTTATCATTTTTCCCGTTGAAGGTTGGATGATGTTATATCTTGGCATCGACTGTCGCATAGTATTGAGTAATTCTTTCATTTTTATCCTTGTTTATATACATAATCTTTGAATTGGAATGTGGCATTGAATGTTGGATATCCTGATCCATCAGACGCAATGCTCATTTGACTTATTGCTGCTGGATATGCTTCCTTTAAAGTTATTTCCAAGTTGTTTTTTGATTTATCTTGTGAATTTATACATCTTATGACTACTCGTCCAATACCAGATGCGTAATTGACATAATCCTCGTAGTTAGATAAATTAAATGCCGCATCTCCTTTTCCTCCAAATAAATTCCTCACATCTCCGACAGCTTCTGCAACTACCCCCGCTAAAACATCAGGTTCGTCGAGATTCTTGGTGGCTTCCCCGACCCTATCAACCCATTCCGTCAAGGAGCTTAGATCTGTTGAATCATCTATAAAATTTTGACTATTAGATTCACTTGGACTAAATCCAACTCCAGAAACATTTTGATGTTTTATTACTGTGTTCATCCATGTTTCAATGTAACTTCTTTCCGCCCAATCCTGATATACCATAAATGACATATGACACTGGGTATAACCTCTTTTGTATGGTATTTTTCTGGATGGTCCCCACAAATCATGCTCATAATAGACATACTGTCTACCAGGAATAATAATATTCAGAGGATAGCATGTTATGGTTCCTGCGAGTGACGATAAAACAACCTCATAGAAACTTGCTATTTGCGGACCACCGCGTTTGAGTGCGTTTTCTCTAAATTCTTGAACGGTTTTGCTTATATTACCTATTGCCATCGAATAACTCTTTTTCTGTTAAAATTACAAATTTCCAAGAATGTTTATCGCAAAACTCTTTAGCAGCTTGCCACTTCTTAGTATTTATAGCATAAGTTATATTTTCATTTATGAGAGACTTTTTAGACTTTCGTTTGCCGACTTTTGGTTCTTTTGTCTGTTTATATGGTTTAATCTCTACAACCAATGTTTCTATAGTCCCCATTTTGTTTTTCTTTTCTACTATAAAGTCTGGAAGATATATGTGGACTTCATTATCTATCGGACTTAGATAGGGTATTCTTAGCGTTTCAAACGACCATTTGATAATATTTACATTTTCATCTAAAAATTTACAAAATTTTCGTTCCCATAATGAGCGACAAATTATTTTATCGTGGTCACCTATATATTTTGTAGGCTTTTTTGGTAGAAATTTGGTTTTATAAGGCATAAAATTATTTAGGGATACAAATGGCACAGTTTACTATACAAAACTTAACATCAGTCGCTGAAAACAATAAGAGACTGGTATATCCTATTGAGGAATCTGTCCGAAGTGCAATTCCTCTTTGGATGAAGTTTTATTGCTATGAATATTCAAATACTGTTATAGGTAGAGCTGGAATGAAAAAATCATCAAACGGTGACGGTTCCGCAATAATGGGGTTGATGGCAAAAGAAAAAGCACAAATATTTCTTCCAGCACCTGTTAATTTTCAAACTCAGACATTACATACTTATGTTCCAGGTCGAACTGATGCTCAGAATGTAATTCCAGATAATTATCTAACAGCGCAACTGAAAGGTTTCTTTGATGCCGCCTTGCAGCGGCTGGGTATTGATACGACCAAATTGGGCGAGTTATTTATCAAAATTCAACAAGGATTTAAAAATGTGTCTAGGGGATTAAGTGTTACTGGATTTGCTTCTGATGTGACCTTTGATATTCACGATGCCGTATATGTTGGTAATGGTCCTTCTAGAAGTTATGAAATAAGAATGACTCTTCCATGTTTTACTACTGCCGATTCTAAAGCAGCAGGAGCAATTGTACGAGCATTTGAAGCATTATCATTGCCAACCGCTCTAGCATTTGGATCTTCAATATTATCAAAATCTTTTCATCCACCTTTATGGATATTTGGAATAGGTCCAGGAGATGAGTATAAATTTGATCCAGAATGGTCTGGTCAACCTCAAGTTTGTGTTCTCAAAGGTGTAGCACATAAGAAAACAGCATTTGAAACAAATTCTCTAGCGGCGGTTGGTAATGGAACCGATTTAAAACCTGTCGCATACTCACTTACTCTTTCATTCCAGGAATTAGAACCAGCATTCAGATTTACAACTCCTGGATCTCAAACATCAACACAAATTACAAATCGTTCTGGTATTCTTATGACTACAGGATCAAATGCAGTTGTAAGGAGATCTAATTAATATGTTATTTAACAAATATCCTCAACTGACATACAAGTTTGGAAATAAAGATATTCAGGTAGTGGATATCTTTAAAAACATATCATTTTCAAATGTGGATACAAGTTATGCGTTTCAAGACTATTACATTGAAGATGGAGAAACTCCAGAATCGGTAGCAATCAAATTTTATGGATCTTCCAATTTATCCTGGTTGATCCTGCTTGTAAATAACTTTACAAGATTACAGGACGACTGGTTTGTTTCTCAATTAGAATATCTTGGTCAACAAGAATCAAAATTTGGTGGTAACGCATATTATATACCAGCACTTCCAAATCTAAAGATAGGAGATATCCTGGTAAGAGTAACTGGAACAGCAGGAACTGCTGCAACATCTGTTGACTCAACATCATATTTCCATGTGTCAGACTATGATCCATATTTTAGAAAAATAAGAGGAATATGTGGTGGCACTGGAAGCATATCCACAGGGGATCTTGTACTGATTGCTAGACAAAATCCAGAAAATGGAACAGTATCTCCCATATACTTCAACAATCAAGGCGATCCTTCACAACTTACTAACTATACAAATATTCTTTATAAGGAATCATATAATAAAAGTGTTCTTTATTTCTATGATTCATACAGTGTCATACTAGATCCGTATAGATTTTCTATATCTGGTAGAACATCCATTAATTCTAATACAACATATTTGAATACAACAGATACCACCACTGAGAATAACTTTGCTTTGTGTTTATTATATCGTTATGGTATATGTGGAGGAACAATGCCAGTGGGTGTTCTAAAGAAGACCGTGGGTGAAGACGAATTTGCTAAATACATTAACAAGCAAAAAATAAAGGTATTAAAATCAGAGCATATCGCAAATGTTCTGAGTGTCATAGAAAGTGCTATAGAAACTGACACCGTGTCTAAAACATTCATAATAGAAATATAAAATATGCCTGAAGATCTAGAAAATCAAACAAATACCTCTCAGATGACATCTGGGCAAGATTCCATTTTATATCCAAATGAATCTAGAATAGAATCCTTAGTACTTTCCAAAAAAGACAAAAGTGGTAAAGACATTGTGTTTCAACTATTACCATGGACTGGTTCTCAGGTTGTTCTTCGTCCCCCATTGTCCCATATTTCATTCACAGAATCAATACCAAATAATTGTATATTTGGAAGTATGGTTGTATATGATGATAGAAATTGGATTGATGAGTTTAGATTTACTGGAAGCGAACAAGTTGAAATTAAATTCAAGATTGGTCCAAAAAAAGAAAATGATGAATCTAAGGATTCCGATAAACTTATAACTCTTAAGTTTCAGATCTACAACGCCAAATCAATATCAGACGAAACAGATTTCACTCAGACAAATACATTAGATGAAAGATTAAGTGTTTGGAAACTTGAATTTGTAAGTTCTGATGTGTTCTATAACACATATTTTTCTAAAATTCAAGATCAGTATAATGATACCACATTTGTTGGTCGTATATCTACTGGATATACGGGGGACATTAGTGCTAGTCCAAATATAGAGGATAGAATAGAAAAAATAGGATATATTGATACCTTATTTAAACAGTTGAAGTTTAAAGTAAATTCAGTTGATTCATCCACCAATTATATTTGGTGGAAACCGCACAATTTATCATACCCCTTCATGAAGTCCCAGGGAAGATTAAAGTTGTTGCCTCTTTTGAATTATATTGCTAATTTTAGTTGTAACGATAAAGATAAAACTGTGGATTATGTTGTATGGGAAGATAGAGATGGCTGGAATTTTAGATCCATCTATACAATGGTAAAAGATGAAAAGGCAGTAGATGGATTTACAATAACATCAGATTTGACAAATCCTAATAGAATACTTGGATTTCAGGTGATCAGTGAATATAATATTGAAAATCTTTTAGAAAATGGTGCATTATTTTCTAACTATATGAGAGAAAATCCATTTTATTCTCCTCATGCCAGCAAGTCGCAATTTACCAACTATAATGGATTTGTACAGAGATATGAAAATACAGGATTTGAAAGTCCAATTTTTAATATGGATGTAGGCCTTCAATTTCCTCAACATGACATTTTATATAATTATTTTCATGGTAAAGACTCAAAACCTTTAACAAAAATTGAAAACTATCCTCTAGTTTCTAAATCCAATTTAGACAACATTTTCACAGAAGTAACTCAATATACCTCAGATGGTGCTGGAGATGATACATCATCTTTTTTATCCTTTGAAGTAAATGATAATGTTTATGGATTTATGGATAAATCCATTAGATTGAATAATCCATATTCAGGAAATTCGTGGAACCAATATGGAGATAATTATATTCCAGACTTGCCATTCAGCGATATCGCTTATGTTCCACAGTTTGACATAACCAATTCGTATGAAACGGGAGATGGCAAAGACTTAATCAACTATTATCATTATGTTAGAAAACCACTATTAGAGAAAAGATCAGAGTATAAAAGACTCAAAGATATTAAACGCAAATGGGAAGTATATCGTTGTACCATTTGTTGTCATGAAAATGGTGCTTTAGGTTCAACTGCTGACATTGCGATTCTACAAAATCCAGGAGGCGCAACAGGAATTACATATTCTTTATTGTTTGGTCCAACTGGAATCTACGCATCCAAAGATGACACTTATAAGGTTATTGCTGCTGGATCCTTTACCGATACTCTAAATTATCAAGCAGGAAATACCTTCTACCAAAGAGGATTAACCTATTCATACGATCTCACTAAAGCACCTTACAATGAAACTCTGGGTCAGTTCTTTAATCTAACTGGACCAACTGCTCCAGAAGCATATACTAAATTTGTAATTGATAGAGCAACTCAACAATATGATATTATAATTTCAAAATTTGAAGAACGCAAAACTGATCTTGAGGAGTTTGTTAATACAAATGTTAATCGCTATAAGAAAACTGCCGATGAGGTATTTGCTTCGGTTCAAATCACCAAAGTGGGAGATCCACAACGAGATCTTGTCGCTCCACAATCACGCCCAATAGATTTACTACAAGGAATATCAAACCGATTCATGGGAGATGCCATAATCGGAGAACAACTTACTGATTGGCCAATCACTTCATATGAATTTGGAATGGTTCCACATTCCAAAGTTGGAGTGAACACAGGAGTTGCTCAAGTAGCATTTGGTGATGATCCAACCGAATTGCGATCAACAATAAGATTTAGAAGTCTTGATGGTGGACTAGCTGGTGGTAATAACACGCCATGTGGTAATACTCCTGGATGGGATCGGTGGTGTAATTGTTGTTCTGGAGGAATCTTTAATAGTCAACCTATTTGTATTGAATTTACAGATAGTAATGCTGATTTGGTAGAACGACACGATGCCGCGCTACAAGCTTGCGACAATAGATGTAACTGTTTTTTTGCGATGGGTGACTGGGCTGGAACTAGCTGCGTAGAATCACCTTGTAATGATACACCACCAAATGGGAATGGATGTCAAGATAATACTGTTCCTTGTTGTTTCACTGCGGACAATGAACCTGGACCGTTTTGTTTATGTCTGGATCGTGTTATATGTGATGAAATACAAGGATCTCAAGTAGATAATTGTTCCCTTTGTTTGGAAGGTGGACCTAGTGGTGGACCTAGTGGTGGACCTAGCGGACCTGGTGGACCTAGTGGTGGTGGTGACAATGATATTATTGTAATTATCATTCAGGGAAATACTGGCCCAACTGGTCCAACTGGTCCTACTGGTCCAAGTGCTCTTCCAACAGAAAAAGATGTAATTTACATTCCAGTAGATTCTTTACAAGAATGTTCTAATGATAAAATAATTCGTGGATTTATCAAGCACACAACAAAGGAAGCAGTTGGGGAATACAATCAAATATATGTCTATGCTGCGCCATACCTCTGGGATGAACAAGTCAGCGATTGGTCATTCTACGATTATGGTACAGAATCTGGTTTGATTCCTGGGGTTGTAGATCCCAGAATTAAAGAAAATACACAAGAGTGTCTTGCATTTTCAGGTTGCTATAATACCACATGCTTGAGTTCCGTCGCACTTGAAGTGTTGAGAAGAACATGTGTAGCAGAAATACAATTATTAAGTGTAGAACTTGAAATAATAAAACAACTTAAGGAAAAAATTCAAAGTGAGTATAAGATTGCATGGATCAAGAACTACGCAGAATGGCATACAAGAAATTCATTCTTCTTCTCCAAGAATCCTGGTTCCTCTATCTTCAAATCAGAAGTAAAGGAAACTGTTTCTTCTCCACTTTCGCTTCAAAATATAAAATCCATAACTCGTAAGGAAATTCGTGGAAGTAGATATGAACTTCTTTCTAATAAGATTGGCATAACTGGAGCATCTGCTGGTCAATGGTTATATAAGATTTTCTTTGGTGGACAAACTGGATCCACTGCTCATCCATATTATAATCAAAAATATAAGGAAGAGTCTTTTATAACATCTAGAAAACCACATTCTTGGTTTGGATTTACCGATGCAGATGGAACTGATGATAAAACTTTCTTTATTGATGAGGGAAAATTTACATACGAAGGACAACCTGTAGATTCTAGTCCCGATTATCGTGGAGAGGAATATCGCGAACAGGGAGCAATTCATATTGGATCAAATGATTTACAAGATCTGACAAAAATAAGTTCAGAACCAAATCCAATTTTTCCTCTTGGTTATGCGCAATCAGATTTGAGCAAGGAAGGTGGAGCAGCATCAATACTTTCTATTGAAGATCTCAAGAAGTATAGAAATACATTCAACTTCTACCAAACTGGAGCAACAAGCACACCACCCAATATAAAGAAGGAACAAATTTCTTCTTATGTTAGAATTGAATTTGCAACTCCAATTGGATTGGATAGAATCAAAGATTTTCCAAATGGATTTGTACGAGATGCTGGTGTTGAATATTTCTTACCATATCTTGTAAGTTTGACGGTTGGACCATTAGGAAGACAAGCACCAAAATACAATGTTGCTGTAATTGGAATGGATCCTTTTGGATTTGATGTTGCGGTAAAGAAGATTAAAGATGATCTTCCAACAAATAGAAAACTACAAGGAATAGATAAAGGTAATTATTATGATTGGTGGAATCATGATACTGGATCCGTACTATCAAAAGCAAATTACTTAACATCAGATTATAATGGAATGGATCTATGGCCAGAAGCAGGATTTGAAACAGAATTCCCATATTATTCATTTGATCCAACCGAAGACGATTTACATGGTGGTGGACCAGATATGGATTTTCATATGGGTGGTGGATATAACTTTGAAAATGGTTCTCAAAACTGGATGGAATCGTTATATCATTATGGAATGAGTAGCGGTAAACAATTTGATCCATTGTATAGAACTTCTGTTGTTGGATCATATATTCTTCCAAACAGTTATAGAAAATTAAAACCACATCGTTCTTGGTGGTCATTGTTTGTCCCTAGAAATCTGTTTATTCCAATACGCTTTGCCAATATTCTCAAATCTCCAAATACAAAAGCAAGAGACATGTTTGGTGGAAGAGGAATATTTACAATTTCCCCAAATTATTGGAGAACTTGGTATGGAAATGAATTTGCAAGTTGGATAAATCCAGATAAGATAAATTTAGAATCTTTAGTAGCCGAAAAGGCTCCAGATTTGAATTTCCTTATAGATGATCATGATGTGGTCGCGGGTGAAGTTCAAAAAACCTATATTTCTGCCCACAAAGATCCAAATGTACATGGTTCTGGGTATTTTAGAGATTCGTTGATGTATTATCTGGCAGGAAATTATAATCTATACAGACCAGGATTAGTCAAGACTGAACTATGGCAATGGGATTTGAGTGGAGAAAGTGATTATGGATTGATCACTCCACCAGTAGATACTGAATATGAACCATTTGACCGAAACTTCTCTGTACAGTTTGTGGTTCATGGTAAGGGAATCCGAACATGTAAGGATATTGGATTGGAATGCGTGAATCCAAGTGCCATTCAGAATGGTCCTGTTCTTTCTGCTAGTGGATGTACTGCAAGTCCATATTGTAATTGCCCAGCGCAGTATAATATACCAATAGAAGCAGAACCAACATATCTTGAAATTCAAAAATTATATAATGAAATAAATGAATGCGCCCTGATAGAAAATGTAATGGGTAAAGATTACTTAGGTTGCGATTATAAAGATCCAAATTTACATTGTAGTTGTAATTGCCCAGAGCAAGGAAAACTTTATAATTCGTTTAATGCTATGACCAAAACATATGCAACTTTCTGGAACACTCCACCAGGAGTTCCTCTACAACGAAATGCGGAAATGGTACAATTAGAATCGCAAAAATTAAGACTAAACATATATCCAAATCCAAAGGTTAAAATTGGAAAGATTGTGGAGATATTTGATATAAATGACATACCAGAAAATACCAAATACAAATATAAATCAATTTCTGGAAGATGGATGGTATATGAAATTTTCCACAGAATGACTCCTTCTTCATATTCTATGGAAATTATATTGGTTAGAGATTCACTACCGTTTGATCCAGAGGAAGCACAAGCACCTACAAAAATATTGGACGCTAATAATTAATAAATAATAATATGATTAGTACCAGACCAAATTATACAGATTTACCATTTTTTCTTTCAAAAAATGCATTTACTGGAGACTTAAATACAGTAAAGGATCTTTCCGCAATTCGGCAAGCTCTTAAAAATTTGGTTATGAGTGATAATGGAGAAAGACCATTTAATTATGATTTTGGTTGTGGATTTTATAAAACTATTTTTGAAAACTATACAATGGAACTTATGATGGATATTCAACAAAAAGTATCCAGCAATATACGAATGTTTGAGCAAAGAGTGATTATCAATAATATAAGAGTTGTTGATGCCCCAAAGCAAAATGCAATAAATGTTTATATTGATTTTGGTCTGCCAGATGTTAATATTCAAGACACAATAAGTATAGCACTAACAAGGACAAGATAATGGCAACAAATAGCAACACACCAACAACACTTGGAAGTCTTGAGTTTTCCGAGATTAAGAAAAATCTAACAAGTTATTTGAAGAACCAATCTGTATTTTCTGGATATAATTTTGAAGGAAGTGCGTTACAGTCTGTCATTGATTTATTGGCATATAATACTTTTTATTATGCGTATTATGCCAACATGATCAATGCGGAAGCATTTTTAGACAGTGCTCAAAAAGAAGATTCTATAATTTCTCTTTGTAAACCTCTTGGATATACAGTTCCTGCTAGAACTTCCTCACGCGCATCTATACTTGTTTCTGGATTGTCTGGAGTAAATACAATTGCATCAGGAACTGTATTCCGTGTTTCAGATTCTAATGGAACTTCATATAACTTCTACACCTTAGAGGATATTCCAGTAGTAGATGGTCTTGCTTCTGCTTTTAATGTATATGAAGGAATAAATTATATTTCATTTGATGCTCTTGCAAATTTTGACTATGAAAATCAAAAAATAGCAATTGCTGCTACAACTGTAGATCTTGATACTGTTCAAGTTACAACAACAGATGAACTTGGAGTTGTTCAAGTCTGGAGCAAAGTAGGAAATATTGGATATACTTCCAGAATAAATGAAAATATCTACTTTATAGAAAGAACAAGTACTGGATTTGCGATTCTATTTGGATCCGTGAATTCAGTTGGAAAATCAATAGATTCTACCATAGAAAAATTAAATGTTCGTTACTTGACCTGTAATGGTTCTGCTCCGAATAGTCTTTCTGCATTTTCTTCCCCAACACTTAATGGTGTTGTTCAAGCGGTAAGTCAATCTTTTGGTGGTAAATCAAATCCAGATCTTGATGAAGTTCGTTTTATTGCTCCAAAATGGTTTGCTGCTCAAGAACGAGCAGTCACAGTCAATGACTATAAAGCATTGCTTCTGCAATCTGGGTATTTTGATTCTGATCAACAATTTAATGTATTTGGTGGTCAAGATCTGATACCACCAAAATATGGAAGAGTATTTATCAGCGCAAATCTACAAGTTGGAAATGAAGGCGATGATGAAAAAATAAGAGACATCATGAGTTTTCTCAAGGAGCGTAGCGTAATTACAATCTTCCCTGAATATGTAATAACTGAAGCATTAAATGTATATACTGATTTTTTCTTTGGATTGGGACCAAACACGACAAACGACGCAAAGACACGAACCAGTTTATTGGGATCGATTAAATCTTTATTCAAAGCAAACTACAGTGTAACTGGAAAATTCAATGTTTCATTTAGCGCATCGGATTTCATCTCTTTATTGAGAGGAAACTCAAGTACAGATATAAGCAACATTATTATTTCTCCTGATAATTTTACAAATTATGTAAGAGAGACTTTAGTTGCAGATAAAGAATATCTGTTTAACTTGGGAAATGAATTATATCTTCAACCAGGCGCTCCTGTGAATATCACGGAACCATTTGATACAGCACTGAACGCAGCTGCAGCTGGAACTAAATCCGTGCTAAAAATGTCAGTAAGTTCAAATTCATCCAAAAACAATAAAACAAATCTTCAGTTATATCACATAAATCAAACAACTGGAGAAGAAACTTTTGTTCCTGGAGATTATGGATATTTTATAGCAAACCAAGGTGTCATATCAATCAATAAAGGTTTGATATCAACAACAGCAATAATGAATGTCGTATTCGCGAAAAAGAGTTTTAATATAAAGTTCAATAACTTAGTAACTTTTGATTATAATACGGTAGCAATAGTCTAATGTTATCATCCTCACTAAACAAAAAAGTAGTAACTGTAGATAATAGTCTTGCTAGATTGTATGACACAATCAGTGAACTGAATTCTACTTTATTTAATAGTGTTTGTCCAACGAATCACGATATAACTAATCAAATACCATTGTGGGTTATATTTGAAAAAGAAAATAGAATATCTAATGGCAATAGTGGATTAAATCTTTATGATTTCCTTCAAAAATATTATGATTGGTTATATTGTGATGAAACTGCTGGAGCACAATATGAATTGTCCAAAAGATTATTAGATATAGTTGATGTTGAAAAAACTAGGAGTAAGTTTCTAGAGCGTTTAGCAGGTATATACGCAACTGGATTTGATGTAAATTCTCTAGAATCGTATGGTGGTCTGGTTCGCGAAGAAAACTTAAGAAAATTCATAAAAGGAATCAGAAGAACATTCTATCACAAGAAAACGACTGAAGATGGTATTCGTTATTTCTTTCAGACTCTATATGGAGTTGATGAAGAAGACATACAGATACAGGTTCCAAAAGAATTTATACTCAGACTGAATGGTGGAAAATTCTCAGATCCTAATTTTCTTTTCTCTGGTCAAACTGGAGGGTATACTGCTACAAATGCCTTAAGTGGAAGTTATCTCAATGGATCGCGGTTGCAAGATGGAAATTGGATTCAAGATTGGTCATATCTACTGAAGGTTGGAATTTCCTCCTCCAAGTATAAAGAAAATTATCTTGATATCGCTCATCCTGCTGGATTGAAAGTAGTTTTTGAAAAAACACTCGCAGATTATCAAGGTCCAACATTTGACGATAATGTTGCTACAATTTGCGATTCCGCGTATCTTAGAAATTATGCTCCGTATGGAATTTCTTTCAATTATTCATCATCTGGAGCAACATCATCAAATACTTACTGGTCTACTGTCTCTGGATTGACACTCATAGGTCTTGCTAGAAATACTGGTTGCTGTGGGGCAAGTTATTCTGGGTTCACTGGAACTAGTCATGTATTTCCAAACTGGTCTGGGCAATATTCTACAAGTAATTTTAAGGACATATATATCAGCACAATGTTTGAATTGTGCTATCCGACAGAATCTGGGGGATCTCCGAATTCTGGGTATGTTTGTAGTTAATTAGGAATTAAAATGAGCACTAAAAGCATAAATGTTAAAAACTTTGTAAAAGACGCTGGAGTAAAAAACCAACTCTTTGTCTTTGCTGGGTATAATCCAAATGTTTCGGTTTCTGAAGCAAATCAGAGTTCTATTGATCTTTGGAATTATTCTGATTTTTCTGTTCGTATTGGTAAACCAAATGTAATGCCCGTTGTGCCAAATGTAAAATGGAGTCAATCAAAACCATATACGCCATGGTCATCAGTCAACCCAAACTCTGGTAATTTTTATGCTTTAAATGAACAAAATGGATATGTGTATCTGTGTGTCAGTGACAATTTATCAAATCGTACAGATCATAATGGAACCGTGGTTTCTAATGTAAGACCAACCCACTCAGCAGGAATTGAAAGATATTCTGATGGATTTGCGTGGAAACCCTTATATAAGATCACTCCTTCTTTGGAAAAATTTGTATCAAATTCGTGGTTGCCAGTTGTGTCTTTTGAATTTTTTGATGCATCAACTCAAGATACATTTGGAAAGTTGACAAAGGCATTTTGCAGTCCAAGTTCACCTAGCAATATAGGTCAATGCGCTTTATATGCGAAGATCGCTTTGAATCAAGATGACGATGCAACAGTCATTGAATATGAAAAAGGAGACTTATTTTGTACGGCAAAAGATTTGTCATGCGCTCAATGTTATTATTTAACGGTAAATGACGATAAATATGAATCCGTATACTACGAAGATGGCGAAACAGTCCCACAAACAAAACAAATACTTGACAATTATGATTTAATTTCATCGTATATTGATACGGGGGAAATAAGTCCATCTTCTCCTTATTATTATTTGTATCAAATAAATGCTAATGACAATTTAAATGAAGGTGGTGTTGTATCTGCCTTTATTGATCTTTCTGGATTTAGTACATCTCAATTAATTACAACATCTTCAAATCCAGAATTTGCAATTACTAGTAATAGTGGGTATGGCGCACGCATTAGATTACGCACCACCATCAATAATGGTTCATACATCATATCTGGAATTGAAGTATTGGAAGGTGGGTATTACTATAAAGATATTACTTTAGAAATGGATCCAAATAGCATTTCAATTGATTCTGATATGTTGGTTTCTGCTATACAAGTTAATCTAGACACAATAGATGGTTTAGGATTTGATCCAGTTGATGTATTGAACGCACAACATGTAATGGTAGATGCTAGAATAGAAAAGAAAACAATAAATGATGCAACAAGTATTATACTTCCAGATAAATTGAATTTTTTTGGTCTTGTTCAAAATCCATCATCTACAGTTGGAACAAATATAATCACATCTGGATCTAATAAAAATCAAAAGTTAGATATTGTCTACAGAACAACTATATTGGCAGAAGTATCTACAGACACATCAATAACTCTTCCAACAACAGATAACATATACAACACGCAGGGAGTAAATTCAACAAATCCCAGTGTAACATCAAGTACAACAAATGATGTTTTTATTGGTGGTGTAGGAGGTATCAATGAAGGTGGAGTGGCATCTTTTTATATCGCAAGCGAATTAAAAAATGTAGCATATGCTAAAGCAAATTCATTGGTTGGAGTCACCCTGGCAAATAATGTAACTATTACGGCAGTATACCAACAACCAGAATTTATTCAATATACTGGTAAAATTCTGTCAGTTAAGAAACTAAATACAGATCTGCCAATAAGTGATGTGGATTCTGTAATTATTCGTATAAATATGATAAAGGGAATGTAACATGCCACAAAGTCCTCTAGGTTCAGATTTACCCCTAAGCGGTTCACCATACCACAGTAGAGTATCTTCACACTATGGAAGTGAAGATAAGAATTACTATATGGTGGCATTTACCCCTGGATACGCTTTACAAGCATCAGAACTCAATGAAGTTCAAGAATTATTCTTTCTGAATCAAAATCTAACGCAAAGAATGAATAGTAATTGGTCCGCAACTGGTTACAGTGATCCATTTTGGGAAGGGTTGATTCCACTACAATCAAATGGATGTACAGCATCTACTCCAATTATCGCTGTCAGTATAGGCACTGGTGTTAATAATGCAACTACAAATGTGACTTTTAATGCTGGTTGGTATCTTTGGACAGAATATTCAAGCAAATTGAGTTTTTGGATATATTTAAGTAGTACATTACGAAGAACAGTAGAAACTACTGCTGCGAGTGGAGTAGGCACATTTTATATTGGTCTTGATGGATCAACCAATCAAATAAATTGCTGTCCATCAGCAGAATGCTCAGATACTCAAGATCCAACACTTAGAGACAATTCTAGAGATGGAAGCACCAGTAATTCTTACTTTACTTGTGGTGCTGCAAGATTGGGAATAACTTTTGGATCAACTCCAGAAATACGAAATGCGATTGCTTCTAATTTTTATCCAATATTTAAATTTAGCATAAATGGTGCTACGGCAACAGTCAAATTCATGGACGATCAACAAGTTTCAACCTAAGCGGATTAACTACAAATGGCATTTAATACTAGTATTTCAAATTTAACGGGAACTTCTACCTTTTACGATTGGTATCAAAAAGAAAATAATGAAATTATTTCAAAATTAAATCTTGCCCAAATCTCAAGTATTACTGGTGGAGATGGTATTCTTGTTGGGTTAAGCGCATCTAGTGGTCTTGCTACTCTTTCCATTGGTGGAACATCTGGAAATATAGCAGCAGGATTAACTTTTAGTGGTTCAATTTCTTTCTTAGGTGAAACAGTATTTCCAAATATTTCCTATAAAATTACAGGAGTTACTACAGGAACTTCTGGATACACTTTTGGTAACATAGTCAGAATCACATCAACTGGTTATACTCTCGCAAAGGCAAACGGTGCAGATAGTGCTGAAGTTGTAGGTGTGATTTCTTCAATGAATCCATCATATTCTGTAGTTTCTCTTTCTGGTAAGATAGATGGAAACTTTACCACCGTTGCTGGTGGAACTCTATCCCCAGGTTGTGTATATTTCTTGGATGGTCAAACTGCTGGATTTCTAACAACCACTGAACCAACTACAATTGGATATGTTTCAAAACCAGTCATGATTGGTATTGGCGAAACAGCAGGAATGATTGTTCAGTATCGTGGAAACTTTTTAAATGCAACATCTTCTGGATCTGGGTTTTCTGGGTCAAATATCATTTATGTTGCATTTCCAAAAAGTCCAGATCCAACACTTCTTGGATTTACATTAGGCACATTCCTCTCATATGCACCACATGTCGCAGGAGCATCTGCATCCGTAAATGGTGCAACATTCTTTAACCAAGTATTGGCAGATACTGGCAGAACTGCATTAAATAAAGGTTGGTTCATTAGCGGAAGTAAGAACTTTATCAGTAGATTATATACTCCAGGAACTCCATTCTATAATCTGCCATGGGAAGATGATTTTGTTGTTGGAATGATTCAAGGTATGGTAACCACTGGTAGTGCATTCGTTTACGAAATTGCAACTAAAGGATATTCAACCGTAGTTCCTCTTGGAGTTAGTTCACGCAATCCAAACGATGGTATATATTATCTTGCTGGAACCACATATACAGTTGCTGCTCTAGGCGTTACTGGACAACTAACATTAGGTGCTACATCTAGCAATTCTGCATATCAACCAGTTTATCAACTTGGTCGTAACTTTATAAATGGAGTGCCTAGACCTTCAAATTTCTATGTGGATATTCGTCCACTGATGAATAGTCCAATTACAAGTTCACATAGATCTACTGCGGTTCCAGAAACTCTTACCAATGGATCAAACACAACATACAATGGAGATTTCTCCATATGGCAAAGAGATGCTGGAAATAAATCTGGAGCATATACGACATATGGTGATGTTTACTTTGCCGATGGATGGATTCGTAGACAATCTGGATTTGTAGCAACTAATACAAGTTCACAAAATCTACAAAAACAAACATTTGACAAGACAGATACAAGTGTTGAAGGAACTCCAACAAATTATATTGATATTAAATGTTTAGAAGATCTTGCAAGCACATTAAGCACAACAACATCAAATCCTGTATATTCTATTGGTCATGTTGTTGATGGAATCAATACTTTTAGTAATACTGCAATAACGGTAAGTTTCTATGCCAAGACAGCAGTGTATGATAACAATTTCAAAATAAATGTGTATTTTGGACGATATGGAAATGGTGCTCTTGTTGAGAAGAATATCATTGGACAGATAACTCCACAATCAAATTGGACTAAGCATACACTCAATTATAATGTTCCAGCATATACAGATGCAACAAGTTATTCAAATGATTATGTTGAAATTGGTTTGGATTTGAATCCATTGATTCGCACTGCGTATACCAGTGCAATCCCATCTGGCAACAATGTAACTATTAGTGTTGCATCAATGTGTGTGTATCCAGGATCATTTACTGCTCCTCCACATATGTTCATGACAACTACAGAGAAATTAAAAATAGCACAGAAATATTATTACACAACATATTCTGATTCACAGACTGTCGGATCCCAAACAATGTCAAGTCGAAGTGAACCCGAATTGAACACTTATAGTTTTACAATACTTCCAAATGCTCAATTTTCTGTATTTAAGTTACCAACTAAAATGAGAGCAAATCCAACTGTAACTGTATATTCGCCATCTAGCGGGACGGCGAATGAAATGTTTAATTATACTTTTGGAAATGACTTAAGAAATGCTGCGGGGTCAAGGGGGTACAATGGATCAGTTCGTACAGCACCTCTGGGAACACAAACAACATCCACATCATCCGATAATCCCGCAACAAATGTTAGATTGAATGTAAATTCTGGTGCAGTGTTTTACGATGTAGTCAATTGCAATGTAGTAGTAGATTCAAGTTATCCAATTTAATGGAGAAATAAATGGCAAGTTGTAGCAACAGTTCAAACATCCAATCATCATTGACTTCCCTAAGTGTTGTTCAGGGAGGATCGCGACTAGTCACAGATATCACACGAATTTCTGGTCTTACAATTGGAAATGTAATTCGTTATGATGTTTCAACTACTGGGTTTACTGCTTCTAATGCAAATGATGCTCCAAGTTCAGAAGTATTTGGTGTAATTGAATCTCAGAATGTTTCCACAAACACATTTAGTGTTGTCATATATGGTTCAATTAATCTTGGATCATCTTATCTCGCAGATATGGGAAGTGGTGGGGGATCTGGTGGAAATGACATTTA